CACGGGCATGAAGCAGACCACAAAACAGGAATGGGATAATGTATATCTTACAGCTGCGGAACTGGCTGTAATTGTACCAATCCCGGAAGCGGTAGTTGACGACGCTTCGTTTGACATCATCGGCGAAATCTTGCCGCGAATCAATGAAGCGATCGGAGAAAGAGTAGATTCCGCGGTTATCTTCGGAAACGGCAGACCTGCGGAATGGGATTTGGACATCGTAACAAGAGCAAGAGTTGCAGGAAACAATGTGACCCCGGGTTCTTCCCCGGATTACTACAACCTGTTACTTGGCGAGGGCGGTGTAATCTCCAAAGTTGAAGAGATGGGCACTATGGTAACCGGCGCAATCGCAGCTATGGGCATGAGAGCAAAGCTGAGAGGAATCAAAACCACAGACGGGCTTCCAATCTTCAAGTCCGACATGCAGGGCAGCACGAATTACACGCTTGACGGCGCACCGATTCAGTTCCCACAGAACGGCTCTTCGATTCTTCGATTGCACAGTTAATCGTTGGAGATTTCAGCAAGGCTGTTTACGCAATCAGACAGGACATTACTGTTAAGATTTTAGATCAGGGCGTAATCCAAGACCCTACAACGAAGGAAATCGTATACAACCTTGCACAGCAGGATATGATTGCAATCCGTGTTGTATTCAGAATGGGCTGGGCATTGCCGAACCCTGTAACACGCATGAACGGAGACAGAACAGGCGTACCGTTCGCATTCCTTGAGCCTGCAACAGCGCAGACTACAAAGAAGCTGACGCTGACCGTAACTGATACGCCAACAGGCGACGGAAGCGGTACAGCAATCGAAGGCGCAACCGTTCTGATTGACGGCGCAAAGAAGCTGACGAACGCAAGCGGCAAGGTGGAAGTAAACCTTCCAGCAGGCACTTATACCGTAAAAGTTAAGGCTGACGGCTACAAGGGTACAACCGACGAGGTTACTATCACCACGGCGGCAGTAACAAAGACAATCCAGCTTGCGGCAAAATAAGGAGGTGGTCGCATGAAAAAATACTGCGACTATAACTTTTATGTGAATGAATACAACGGCACTATGGCAGAAGAGGACTTCAATCGTGAAGTCCTCAAGGCCTCTGCCTATGTTGATATGGTAACAATGAATCGCATAACAGCGTCCGTATTGAATAAATATACAGACCAAATCAAACTGGCAACCTGTGCGGCGTGTGATGTTTATTATGCAGCCGAAAAAGGCGGCGAGGTTACATCCGAGACCGTGGGAAGCTGGTCGAGAAGCTACGGCGCAAGCGGCATGACGGTTCAGCAGAAGCTACAGGACAGCGTCGAGAACTACCTTGTCATGACAGGTCTGTTATACAGGGGGTCGGTATTATGATGTTTCCGCATTATATGACGCTGTATCACCACGCAGAAGGCGGATGGACGCGTACCGTAATTAAAGGCGTGCTGTGGGAGAACCTTGCCGGGATAATTCTTCGAAAAACGGGCACAGCCCCGGAGGACAAGGCGCAGGTATACATCCCTATGCCAAATGTTGAGGTGCAAGAGAAAGATATCATTGTAAAAGGTATCTGTCTCAAGGAGATTCAGAAATCTTCAAAGGAAATCCCGGAAGGGCTGTATGTAACAACCGTTGAGGAATTCGATTACGGCAGTCTCAAGCATTGGAGAGTGACAGCACGATGATAGACAATCCGAAAGATACATTGATTCTGAAATGGAACCCGACATTTGAAGTGGAACGGGAGCGGCAGTTTAAGGACTGTCAAAAGTATATTGACAGCGAAGTATTGCGGTACAATGCAAAGTATATCCCATTTCAGACAGGCGCATTGAACCAAAGCGGTACTATAGGCACCGTTATCGGTAGCGGAGAAGTAGTCTATCAGTCACCATATGCGCGATATCTGTATTACGGGAAAGTTATGCGAGACGCGCAAGGTCGCGCGTTCTATGGAAGCGCACCAAAGCACACAACTGACGAGGATTTACATTACCACGGAGAGCCGCAGCGCGGCAAGCTGTGGTTTGAGCGCATGAAAGCCGCTCACAAAAAATCAATCCTTAAAGGCTGTGCGAAACACTTTAAGTGAGGCACAAAATGACGATTTTAAAGACTTTACAAAACTTCATAAGCAATTACAACGGCATGACTGTTTTAACCGATTTTGAGGGCAAGCAGAGCGGTTACGCGTTACAGCCAACAGGGAACGACACTTATAAACAGGACATCTTAGGCAACAAGTTCTATCTGAACAATTACATCTTCTATGTGCGAGAAATCGCACGAGAGGAAGAGGACAGAGCGGAAAATCAAGATTTTCTTGAGGATTTTTCTTTGTGGATGGACGAGCAGCAGCTTCCGGAACTTCCGGGCAAATTCACCGCTGAGGACATGACCGTGTCGAACTGTATGCTTATGGATATTGAAGAGGATGGCATGGGAATTTACCAAGTGCAAATCCAGTTAAAAATCAAGAAAGAGGTATAAAATGGCAAAAATTGCAAGAAAGTTAGTGCAGGACTTCATTAACTGCACACCGTCCGAGAACACCGGGTCTTATGAGGTGCTCGGCGCAGACCTCGAAGAGTTATCTGTTGAATTTTCCGCGGATATCGAAAAGAAAAAGAACATCTTGGGCGAGGAATCCATCAACCTTAAGGGCTATGAAAAAGAAGCGTCTGTTGAGCCGTACATCGCTGACACAGACAGTAGCCTGTTCAAGTTCTTACAGGACATTATCGACAATGAAAAAGTCCTTGATGATGTCAAAACGGATGTTGTGCGCGTAAAGCTTTACGAAACAGTAACAAGCGGCGCATATCCAGCAACAAAGGAAGAGGTTTACGTTGAAGTCGTTTCCGCAGGCGGAGACACAACAGGTTATCAGATTCCGTTCAACATTCACTATACAGGAATCAAGACCGAAGGAACATTCAATCCGACAACAAAGGCGTTCACAGCAAAGGTATAAGGTATAAGGTGGCAACATGAAAACTTTAGATTTCGATGATGGTGTCATTAACCTTGATGTTAACGGCACAGGTCGGATTTTTTCGTTTAATCCGACCGACACAAAAATTTATGAAGGGTTTTTGGAGATGGTTCGAGATACACCGCAGAAGCTGAATCAGCTTTCAGTCAAAGCCGAGAAACTTGAGGCCAAAAAACTGGACGAAAACGAACGCACCGCCGAAGAGCTTAAGATTTACGCAGAGATTGACAAGATTCTTCGCGAAGCGTTCGACAATACATTCGGCGAAGGACAAGCGGATGTTATGTTCGGGAATCAAGTCGTATGCGGTTTAGGCAGTAACGGAGATTTTGTATTCTCGAACGGTCTCATGGCTCTGTTTCCGTACTTTGAGAAAGAGACAAAAAAGCGCAAGCAGAAGGTTAAATCTGTTGTCGCGCAGTACAAGTAGTAATGGATATTTTAAAATTGCCTTCCTCCTTATATTTGCAGGGTCAAGAGTACGCGATTAACGCAGACTGGCGACCCTGCGTTAATATTATGCGGATGTTTGAGAGAATTGACCTAAGCGACACGGAAAAGATTCTGTGCATGGTGGGGATTCTTTACGAGGACGAGATTCCCGATAGGTTGATGGCCGAAGCCGCAGAGCAAGCGGTGTGGTTCTTGAATCTCGGCGAAGCCGCGGACCGCAAGAAAGGCGTGATGTCCTTTGGTAGGCTGTTCTCATGGGAACAGGATTTGAAGTTCATCATATCGGCTGTGGATAAGTCCGCAGGCTTTTCGATCCGCTCAAAAGAATTTTATCATTTTTGGGAATTTGTGAGCGCATTTTTTGAGACTGGGGAATGCGTGTTTAATACAATCGTTCATCAGCGGAAACTGAAAAAGACCGGTAAACAGTCGAAAGCTGATAAGGAATGGTGGGCCGAAAACAGAGACATTGCAGAACTGAAAGTCAAATTGACAGGCGATGAACAGGAAATATTAGACGCATTCAACGCACTACTGAAAGGGGGCGAGGCTGATGGTTGACGGGTATTTAAACTTCGACACAAAAGTCGACACAACAGGATTCAACAAAGGCACGGCGCAAATCTCAAAGCAATCCTCAAAAATTGGCGGACTACTTTCGACGGCTCTCGGCACGGCGGTCGGCTTCGGCGCGGCGCAGATTGCCGGTCAAGTCGTACAGAGCTTAATCAAGATCGGTAATCAAGCAATCGAACTAGCTTCTGATTTAGACGAAGTACAGAATGTCGTTGATACTGCCTTTGGCGAAATGGCATACAAATGTGAAGCATTCGCAGACACCGCTATTGAGCAGTTTGGTATGTCGAAGCTGTCAGCGAAGCAAACTGCTTCCACTTACATGGCAATGGCAAAATCAATGGGGCTTTCGATGGACGCGGCTTCGGATATGGCAATCGAAACTGCAAAGCTCACAGGTGATGTTGCTTCGTTTTACAACATTAGCACCGACCTTGCTTCGGTCAAGCTGAAATCCATCTTTACAGGCGAAACCGAAACGCTGAAAGACCTCGGCGTTGTAATGACAGAGGTAAACTTAAAGCAGTATGCACTACAGCATGGAATAACCAAGTCTTACAGCGCAATGAACCAAGCAGAGAAGGTTGCCTTAAGGTATAACTTCGTCATGGATTCACTAGCTGACGCACAGGGCGACTTCGCGCGGACATCCGATTCCTGGGCAAACCAAACAAGGGTATTATCCGAACGGTGGAAAGAACTTCTCGGCGTACTCGGAAAAGGGCTTATTCGCATTTTTACACCGGTCATAAAGGTGATTAACTCTATTCTGCAAGCCTTGATAAATTTAGCAAACGCATTTGCAAACACGATCGGTAAGCTTTTTGGTCTGAACACGACAATTAAATCTTCAAGGAAATCTGCAATCGGTGCCGCCGACGCGCAG